ACTGGAGGACCCACTGGAGGACTCACTTGAGGACTCACTTAAGGACTCACTTAAGGACTCACTTGAGGACTCGCTACTAGACTCATCTGCACAGTGGCACTCGCATCTACCCATTAACATGACTTCGCTCCTCAGTTGCAACCTAAGTCGCCCTCATACTCGTCCCAGAAAGGCTCCGTAGACTCAATGCTACCACAATCAGCCCCGTACGGGGTCCAGTTAAATCCCAACAAACCGTTTTCCACGGCAATCAATTGTCCGGCGGTGAAATCGATGTCCCAGATGTTGGAGACAGTGATGCTCTCCCCCGTCTGAATGACCCTGTCTGCTACTTCAGGATGCGCCCCGAGCACGGCCCCAGGGGCTTGGCTGACAGTACCGAGTACCCCTCCGTTTTGCCCCGTAGACGACCTTCCGGCCAGGTTGGCACACAGCATGACTAGCTTTTTGCCGCCGCCCGGTGAGTTAGGAACGTACTCGCCTTCCTCCCGGACTACGGTGATCAGATCGCCGTTCGATCCCGAGAAACTGGCGAAGCGGTTGGTGACCGTGATCTCTTTCTCGGTGTCTTCGAGGGTGTCATCGTCTCTCGCCCTCCCCACATTTGCCGTCGCTGTTGCTGGCGTGTCTGGGTCTGTGGCGGGAGCGAGGTCTTCCGTCAACTTCACGTACCAAAACACCCCGAGGGAAACAGGCGTTCCCGCTTGGTGCACTACCTGAGAACCCCCGCCTTGCACTTCATGCACAACGTCGAGTATGTCGTCTGCTGTTGCATCATCAAAGAATACTCCGTCCATCAGCTGAACCCATAACCAGCGAAAGCTGTCCTTTGAGGATGTCGGTACTTCCTGACGTGAACGTCACTGTTGTCTACCGTAGGAGAAGCATCCAGTAGGAACGTGTTACTGGTGAACGCCCTGTCTTTGTCTGTAGCCCCCGTGCCTTGAGTGAAACCCAAAAGCTGGGGAGTGGCCACTCTAACGTCCGTCCCGCCCGGCCCTGTTGGTAACTCAGCCCAATGAGGAGTGGAGGTGTCCTCTACTAGGTCGTAGGTTCGGAGGTAGAAGCCGCGATTCAGTAGATCTAAGTCCCACAGGTCATCCTTGAGCATGAACGTGTACTGCACAGTACGGAACTGAGTACCTTGGTCACGCTTCCACTCACTGATCCTCACGTCGCTGCACAGGGCAGCCTCGGGGGACACAGATACTCCGTCTAGCGTAATGGAGTCTGAGTTCACGCTGCCGACGAAAGATAACACAGAAGGAGGCGTAGCCAATTCGTTGCGAGTGTAGTTGAGTACGGGGAGATAGTTGCTCTCCGTAACGTTGATCGGCTCCCCTGCAGTAGTCGTAGGGAAGTAATTGGCCCCTGTGAAAGTAAACCCACCGTCGTCAGAAACTTGACTGGGTCTCCTCGGCACCTTCACCGTCTTGAATGACCAACTCTTCTTAGCTCGACTAGAGTCCACATACTCGTCTTCCTTGAAGTCAGAGTCCCCGCCTTGGTCCGTGGCAGCCACTTGAGCAGAAGAGTACACCAGGGGGAACTGCCACTTAGACTTATCCCCTTCCAGCATCGTCCCCTGACCGATGGTCTGGAAACGGATGTTGGAGTTCTCTGGGTGAGGATCACCGATCTCTGGGAACAGAGGATCACCCACGAAGAACAGAGGGTCGGACGTGACCGAGGCCCCTGGGTCTGCGGGTAGGTCCGTCCACACTTCGAGCAACTCGTTGACTGTGAACACGCCGTCAGAGTAGTCTACGCTACGTTGCTCACGCTTCCATCTGACTTCCGTTATTGAAACGACCATGAGATAATTTCTACTGCTTCTTTTTCAGGTTTAGGGTTGGTATGGCTTTGATCGAAGTGTTCACCTCCGATAGGGCAGTGTTAACCGCCTGCATCTCAGCTATGAGCGGTTCGTTCATTGTCGCATTAAAGCTGTCTAGTTTCGCCTGGTTGATTAGACCCATTGCCTCAGCAGATCCAGCTTCTACTCCCGATTGTACAGTGGCAGATTTAGACCGCTCTCTGAATTGGTCCTCCAGTTTCTTCTTCTTCTCCTTGAGCTTCTCGTGTTTTCTCTCTTCAGCGTGTATCCTACGCAGAGCGTCTCTTGACTCCCTCATCTGCTTCAGAGTTATCTGCCTCAGGTCGTACGCTTTCTTCAGGGACGCGTAGTACTTCTCCTGCTCACTGGTCCGCTTCGCTTCCGCTTTCTCCGTGGCCGACAGGTTACGATCTCTAGCCGCTGCGAGCGAATCCATGGCACTCTGTGCTGCGTCAAGTCCAGTGGCTCGGATTTGCCTTATCTCTTTTTCGAGTTCCACGGCGGCAGCTGTTGTCTCCAGTAGCTTCTCCTCGGCTGCTATTCTTGACTCGGCAGTACCGGCAGTAACACCCCTCGCGTTCAGTTCTCTTCGAGCAGTAGCTATCTGGCCCAAGAGACGCCCCTGTTCACTCACCTTAGCATTCAGCAGGTCTGCACCGGATAGCTCCCCTCTGAGGGCTTCCTGTATTGCCACTTGGCCTTTGCGACGTAGCGAAATGATCTCGCCCTCGGCGGCCAGTCGCTCTTGCGTCAGTCGTCTGTGCCTCATACTCTTGGCAGTATCTGCTCGCAGTTCAGCATTCTCCACTTCTTGTCTTGCCGCTATTGCAGCCTGCAGTTCTTCTGAAGCCCCTGCAGCACGGGCAGCCTTACGGGCTTGCAGTTCAGCCATCTCCTTCTGAGCCGCACGATGCCTGTCCTGTATCATACGCTTTTCGCCGATCCCCCGGCTTGTCATTTGGTCGATCAGACCCCCGGTCAATTGTGCTCGCTCACCCGTAGCATCTATCTCGGCTTGTAGTTCTTTCTCGCGTGCTTCGTCTTTCTTGGCCTGTAACTTCTCTTCTGCGATGGCCATCTTGGCCAGGGCTTCCTTGTGTGCCTGTTCTTCTTCTTTGATCTGACCCCGGAGTTCTTGGCTGCTGCCGCCGCTCCGCAGTTCAGCGAGCTTCTTGGTTTGCTGGTATGCGACTCTCTGTGCCGAACTCAAAGCCTCCATTGTGCGGGTCAAGGACTTCATGTCCTTGTCGTTCTTCTTAGCTGCAAACCCTAAGGCAGCAAAGGCTTTCTCTAGAGCACCCGTCTGCAGGAGCAACTGAGTCACAGCTACACCAACAGAGGTGAAGATCAGTGTCATAGGATTGCGAGCCAAGACGGACACCATGGCCGTCAAGTTGTTCGACATAGCACCCACTGCACCAGCTAGACCTCGAGTGCCCAGCTGAGACGCACCATCCTCAATCATGAACCCGAAGTTCTGCATAGCATACGCCATGCGACCACCACCGGCGGCTATCTGCCGCTGGTTCTTGATCATGCCAGTCATCTGCTGGGTGTTGATACGCTTGAATGTAGCAAGCTGCTTCTGTGCCTGTTTCACGGTGAGGTTGCCCAGGGCTACGTTCTTCGCCAGGATTTCCTCGTGCTTCTTCAGTTCTGCAGTGTACTGCTGCGACACTCTGTGGTTGACGGCTGCAGGTGACAGCCCGTCAGCAGTCATCACGCCTCGTGCTTTCTGAGCGTCCACGCTGCCCCTCAGTTCCGATACCGCGTCGTCCTTCAGCTTCTTCAGTCTCTCTATCTCGTTGGTTTTGTCTCCATGCTTCCTTTGCAGTGCATCTCGCTTTGTGATTTCGGCAGTACGCTCTTTCTCCAATCGCAAGATCCGCTGCTCGTCGCCGGTGACCTTAGCCATAAGCCCGTTGAGCCGTTGTATTTTTGTGTTGGAGGAGTTCAGTTCGCCAGTGATACTCTTCCACTCGACTATGTGCTGTGCGAGAGAAGGAGGTTTCTGCCTCGCCAGTAGGTTATCTCGCTGCTTCATGTTCAGAAGAGTTTTGTAGTCTTTCACGTGGCGAGATTGCATCCTCTGCCGCTGGGCTATCAGGGCGTTCATCTCCTTCTGCTTGTACACTATCTGAGAAGCAGCGGAGTCAGAGCCATCTTCCATTGCTCGGAGTTGCATCCCCAACTGAAGCTGCTCAGACTTCAGCTTAGATATCATCTCCTGTATCTCTATCTGCCGACTACCGCCTGCACCTGACCGCTTGGCTTCTAGGGCTGCGATGTCAGCAGGAATGCCCGTGCGAGCACGCTCAGCCATCTGCTGCCGCTGACGCTCCTGTGCTATCTCTCGGATCTCACTTCGTATGCGTACCAGCTTAGATATCTCGCCGTCGCCGTCTATCACCTGCAGCCGGGTTGCCCGACTCGAGCGAGTTTTGGCCTGGCGGGACAGGTTGCCCAGCGTGAGGCCCAGCGTGTCTGCGGTACGTTCCTGCTCGCTCAGAGCCTTAGTGGTTGCCCGCGTGTCTCTGGTGAAAGTCTTCTGTCCTTTCGACCCCTTCCGCATAGCCTGAGCCAGGTTGGACACCTGAGTGGACGTGGCCAACACTCGAAGGCCGAGAACCTCTACCAGGTGCTCAAGCTGGCCTAGCCCAAGGGCAGTATGCTTGCCTGCAGCCCCCACACCACCTAACGCTGGGGCCAACGTGGAGTTCCCCGCCTGAGCTAAATGCTGGAACCCGCCGATGGTCTCCTCGATGGTGCCCATCAAATGGGAGTTGGATCCAACGAAGCCTATGCTCAGTGTAGATAGTGTATTTTTAGAAGCCATGGACAACATTTCCCGAGTTCGGCGTACCAGTGAACCGCTCCACACAAGTCTAATCGCAAGTGGCCGATTCCAGTATAGCCACTTGCGAAATCCGTGGAAGTCGCTATCAGTCGAACTTAGTGCCCATCTTCTGGGCCATTACCATTAAGCCGTTCTGCAGTTCTTCGTCGCTCATATCCGGCCTCAAGTGGGACGGAGACATGAATTCAGCGATCATCCAGTTGAGGACCTTGCGTGCGTCCACTTCTTCAGCATATTTTGTGGCGATAGAGAATGCGTGGGGCAGCCACCCGGGGAAACCGTCGAGGAGAAAAGCCTGCCATTGCTCCTCAAACTCAGACGCCGTCTGCATGTCCCGTAGCTCAGACAGGGATACTCCCCGCTGATTGGCTAGGTACATCGCAAACCGGCGTCGAGGCTGCTTCGCTAGTTTCCCGAGACTTCCTCCTGGTCAACCTTACGCATCTTAGAGATACGGTAGGCTTCCACAGCAAGTCTGTCTTTCACGTGGTTAGGCATACCACCAATAGCAGCGTGGCCCTTGAAGTCATGCGGCTTGAATACGCGGTCTCCGGCCTGATCAACTACGCTTAGAGCGATGACCAGCTGAGAAGGGGAGCCGTACTTTGCCTGCAGAGATGGGTCCTCGATCATTTCCTCGAAACATCGGTTCCAGATGTCCATCAGGGAACCCGTGAGTTCCTTCAGGTGCACTGGGAAGTCCGACTTACCGTCCTCTGACAGTTCTGGGCAGTTTACGTCCTCTGTGGTCAGGGATGCTTCTGCTCGCTTCAGGATAGAGAGAAACTGGTTTGCTGTGTAAGACATGTCATTAGTCCTTTTGTGTTGGGGTTAAACTTGCGGCTGTAAAGGTGGAGCTACTAGGCTCCGGGGGTCCAAGTAGGTTCGCCGTTGACGACCAAAGTGATGTCGCCGGTCATGAGACCATCGTGAGGGATGGATGCACCGAACTTAGATACGAAACCGGTGAATGCCCAAGTTGCTCCGGCTGACTGGACACCCTGTGCAGTGAAAGTGAGGGTGATCGTTTCTTCGACGCCAGCGATGGGCAGGTCGTTGGCATCTGGATCCCAGATGATGTCCAACTGCAGATCGCCAACCGTAGCCAGATCTCCGGGACACTTCTCTCGGAAGTGCAACCCAGTGAAAGGGGCGGTAGTAGATACTGCTGTACCCATGTGAGTTCCGTCCAGGATCTCGCGTTCCACAGACAAGTCCGTGTACCCTTTGACCCGAGCAGTGAACCCACTGGTTCCGAACGTGATTGATGTTCCAATTCCAGAGCGAACTTCTGTGCTTGACATTTCGTTTCCCTAAGTTGTTTTGAAGTAAACCCCCGCAGGACAACTGCGGGGGTTAGGCTTCCTCGTCGGTAGGTTAGAGACCTATACGGTTCCTGCAGACCAAGTAGGTTCGCCGTTGACGACCAAAGTGATGTCGCCGGTCATGAGACCATCGTGGGGGATGGCTGCACCGAACTTAGATACGAAACCATTGAACGACCATACTGGGCCAGTTGAATCGCCACCCTTTGGCGTGAACTGAAGGGAGATAACTTCTTCGGCTCCAGCGACAGGCAGGTCGTTGGCATCTGGATCCCAGATGATGTCCAACTGCAGATCGCCAACCGTAGCCAGATCTCCGGGACACTTCTCTCGGAAGTGCAACCCAGAGAAAGGTGCGGTGCTAGATGCTGCTGTACCCATGTGAGTTCCATCCAGGATCTCACGTTCTACAGACAGGTCCGTGTACCCTTTGATTCGGGCAGTGAACCCACTGGTTCCGAATGTGATTGCTGTGCCAATCCCGCTACGTACTACTTCGCTTGACATTTCGTTTTTCCTCTAGTTTGGTTCTACCGGGGAGAATGCTGACCGAGTAAGCTCTGAATGATGTCATTCAAAGCGTCTACTCGTCCGTTTGTGTGGTTGATACTGTCTATGACTGAGTCCAGTTTGGCGTCCTGATAGTCGGGAGGAGTGAACTCTTTCCCGTTGATCTCTAGGATCTCGGCGATGTCTATTTCCGTTATGTTCCCGTCTCTGAGACGGAGCTTAACGGTCATTAACTCTTCCATCATTTGCTTCTGTTTCTCTTACAGGGGTACTTCGCGGCGGTAGGCGTACAGTGTACCACTGGGTATCCCCTGCACGAACACCCTATCTGACATTTTGGGGGAAAAGGGGTTCCCGCCCTACAAACGAGCTATCAGAGACAACGTGGATTCCATCATGTACTCCATTACGTCGGACCCGTCCTGTGGTGTAGTGGACACGTCCCTCGGTTCTCCCAGAAAAGACTGCTCTACCCACATATCCTGCATCTGCACGTGGTGGGTATCCAGTGCCACGTCTAAGGCAAGAAATAGCCGCCGGATAGCCAGTTTGCCCGTTGACCGGACGAGGATGGTGAAAGTTGGCTCTCTCGTGCCGGTGAAACCGCTCATATCCCGCTCTTTGTCGCCCCCATCCTCCTCAATGACGATGTATGTATCACCGATATCCACCCGTCGTCCAGCAGCGTTCGCCGCTCGCTTGGGTACTGCCTCAGCGAATATGTGCAGAGGGTCTGTCTGGATCAAGGGAGTTATGCTGGCGTGACTGCCTAAGTAGGAAATCAAGTCGTCTGTAATGTATGCCACGGTTATCTTCCTCTGGATACGGTTCGGTTGAATCTGTTGCCGAGTTGAGTTAATGCCGGGTCCCATTTGGCCCGGAGTTTGGTCACCATGTTCGAGTTGACGTACGCCACCATTTCGTTAGCCGTAGGTTCAGCAAATGGGTATGCTTTCGCGTGTATGGGGCCTGCGTGCCCTCGCTCCACTAAGTGGGCGTAGTTACTGGGGCGGACTTGCTTGGTGTTTGCCCCCACACCTTTTTTGGTGGAAGCCAATTTCACTGAACCCCGTTTCACCTTCTTCAGGCCGAAGTTGGTTATCTTGGACACCCGCTTGCGTACCGACTCCAGCTTGTTCGTACCAAACGCTGCCGAACGCCGCACCCCGAATCCCCCGAACATCGCTCCCGACTTCATGACTTTAGCTGGCTTCGTACCGATAGACGCATACAGTGCTCCAGTGTTCAGCCAACGGTCACCTTTGCGTTGTCGCCGGGCTACCCGCTTGAGGTTAGCCTTCATGAGCTTGGACCCGTAGGACGACATGTTGTCCATTACGGGCTTCATGACTTTATTGGCCAAAGCTGTGGGGAGGGCTTCCATCGACAGTGCGACGTGAGTCGAACTAACCTTGTTGACAAACACCTGCATCAGACGGATCTCCGGCAGCCGAACACCATCTTCTCGTCATCCTCATTCTCGTTGACCGCAAATAGGATGTTGTAAGTTTTCCCCTTGATGACGAATCGACCGTCCGCAGTAAACAGGTCCGTACGTGAGTTCCAAGGGAGAGTGATCACTGCCTCTGTGTCAGAGTCCACCTGACGTGCTCGATACACCTCCGTGCCGTTACCCGTCTTCACGTTGCAGTAGAACCGAGACACGCGTGTCCAGTGGGGGTCTGTGTCATCTATGCCACCAAAAGCGTTTAGCTGCTCCTGCTTTATTTGATACTCGCCCACCTTATCGTAGGCGTCTTCGCCCGTAGGGCACTTCAGTTTTCGGATAGCCATGTGATTCTTTTTTCTGTTATACTGGTGAGCCGCTGCCCCAGAGACCTATCGGACGGATCCTGCAGAAGTCACTGAGAGTACAGCGTTTCGTTCGGATGCCAAATGAATTCAGTTCACGGCGGATAGCTTGTGTAAGTAGTTTGTCAGTGTCACGAGGATTGTCGACAAACCACTGAAAGTCACGGGTAGTGATTACCTGCTTGATGACGGCCAGTGCCACGTCGTTGATCGTAGCCTCGTAGTCCTCGCATGAGGTCAGTAGCGTCAGAGTGTCCTTCACTGACCACACGATAATACCACCAACACCCACTGAAACCGAATCTTTTGTGGTGAGATATTGTTCAGACAGATTACTGGTCTGACGGCGGATCGGGACCACGAGCACTTCAGTTACCACGGGCAGATACCAATGGAGTCCCGTACGTGGCCGGTGCAGGAACGGCCAGCCGGACTGCCGTCTGGGGAAGATAGTGCGGCAGCCGTTCCTGCTTGTCAGAAGTACCTCTTTTGACCCTGCCACCCATTTCAGGGCCTCGTCTGTGGTCTTTACCACGACGAGGTGAGGGCAGAGCTTTATCAGGAATCCGACGATGTCGCCAACCCATGAAAGTGCAGATTCCATGTGCCTACGCTCCTGTGCCGTAGTTCCACTTCAACAGAGACACCATACCGGCGACTTTGCCCGATTCACCAGCATCACAGGAGCAATCTTCCAGAGGACAGCGATTAAGCCACCAATCTGTGGCGACAGTCATGAGCACTCGTCTCACAAGTGGGCTGAGAGTCCCTACGAAGGCCGTAGAGGCGACTGGAGTGCTCAGGGTGATAGGAGAGCCGCCTGATGTATCTGAGACCTCAAACGAGCTACCAGAGGCGTAGGTGACATAGTATGTCTGTCTGGCAGTTGTACCGAAGCCAATTCCCACAGGACCGAGGATTTCGTTCTGATTTGACGAGTATGACAGGGTAACTTCGTCCCCTGCGACCAGGTTGTACCCGTCCAGCGTCTCTACAGCGTCTGTGCCGACGAACGGAGACGATACCTCCAGATATGTCGCCTGAGAGACTTCACCGGCCCAGAAGGTCACTACGACGGCGTCAGGGCGTGCCTGAGTCTCTGGCCAGGTGACATCCACGGCGGGGTAGATCACTGAAGGCCGATCCACTCCACCGTCCACGATAACGTAGTCTGTGGAAGGCATCGTCTGCAAGACATTGTCTGTGTCGTAGTACTGGACAGAATCCACTCGAGACAGAGGTAACACTCGGAGTTCGATCCCTTCGGTGTAGGCCCCAACATACTCGCTGCCAGTGAAAGGCACGTTGAGGTTGTTGGTGACACCGTAGTTGGACGGGAAACAGGGCAGAGTGAGTTCAAACTGCATCCGAGAAGCCGCACGCTGAGTCTGAGAGAAGAGGGCAGCCTGTGCTGCCTGGATGTACCCTTCTGCGAGGTATAGCTCATCCTCAGAGTCCTCACGAACGGCAGACAAGAGTTCTCGCCCATCGAGGGGCAGCAATGGTAGTGTTTTCCTGACGAGTGACATGTCTTGCCTTACCGAATGTGGGGTGGATGTTGGGGTTAACTTACGCGGTCAGATTACCTGTCTGCGACAAGTACTCGGACTTCGTTGCCTTCCGTGCCTGCAACGGCAAACATGGAGACGGATGGGGGTAGGTCCACTGAGAACACAGCACCGGCGTCCACGGGGAAACCGGAGGCTACAGCTACGTCAGACGGGCCGACATAGATTGTAACAGCAGACTCGTTCTTTACTGCTACTGAATTGCCATCTCCGTCAGCTTGATGGAGGAGAGACGCAGAAGCACCTACAGTTACTACACTTACGGTCATGCTGGACATTTGAGCACTTTCTATGAGGAATACTAGGGTAAAATAGGAGACCCCCCCGTGAGGGGGGTGTCGGGGTCGTAGAGAAGGGTTTAGCTGAGGCCGGAGATACTCACTGTCTGGATGTCGTTCGACACCATGGAGGTCATCCTGATTGCAGTGAAGTTCTGCTCCGCAGGATGAACCTGATTTCGGATTACAGCGTAAGCATCGTTAGTTCCGTCACCCATCAACCACACCTGCGTATTTCGGGCAGCACCGAGGTCGTTCAGCTGGAAGTTCGAGTTATTGAAGTTCTGACCTGTCACTCTGTAGGAGTTCCCGATCTTGTAATCAATTAACCACTGGTTAGGGTCTCGGGTCATCATGGCTACCTCAGCATCAGTGGGCAGGGCATCCCCGGCCTTGAGCGCCGTGACTACCATGCTGGCTACCTTGCCGTGGAAGGACTTACCTGCGTCCCGACCGCCGACAAAGAATTTACCGCTGACCGTGCGGTTGTTCCGCCCTGCCTCATCCCAGTCGCCCGGGACATCCTGTACCGCGCCGTCGTTGATCTGCACCAACTTGATACGGAACGCATCAGCCATCTCGCTGACAGTCGGACTGGAGCTGGTGAAGCCGTTGAAGTCTACGTAGACTCCGTACCAAGTGTTCGGCGAAACCATTCCGATGTCTTTCCTCGACTTTTCCGTGCNGCCTCCTCTGCCCCATTTAAATGACAGCATGTTGGACGCATCGACCTTCAGGGCGATGTTGTCGTCATTTGAACCCGATCCTTCGACCTGACCCCAGATGTACTGGTCTGAGCCATTGCCATCGTGTCGGAACACGATAGCCGTCGCAAAGGGGCGAGCGTCTCCACTGGTTGATACGAAGCCGGATGATGGCATTGAAACGGTGAAACCAGACTGATACACGGGTTGGTTGAAGACGTTACTTCCGCCTTCCTGCTGCATCCGCTCATTGGACCCGCTGAAGTCGATAGCCTTCGTCCATGGAGTGGTGATAGCAGGTGGTGTAACCGTAGGGATGGTGATCTTGGATATACCCGTGGTACTCAGACCCATCCCGCCACCACTCTTCGTTGCGAAGACCAGAGGAAGGTTGCCTGTGCGAACCAAATTGTACCCGCTGTATGTAAACACTCGACCGAATGACCCACCGTCGTTAATGCCCGGCTGAGTCAGGATGTCGTTGATGTTGCACGCGATCACGTGCAAGTCAGTTCCGTCCCACTCGATGGCATAATCGTAGTACGCTGCAGTAGCAGAGTTGATAGTGGCGTGATTCGCTGAAGCGGAATCTCCCACTGTCTGGCTCAACTTGTGTGCATTGCCGCTCTGATACTCCAGTCGAATTACTGCGTCAAAGTCAGAGTGCAGGTCAATTGACCCCCATGCTGCGGTAGTCTTAGGTACGCCGAAGTAGTTCTTATCCAGGCTGGACGTAATGAAAGGAAGCATGTTGGCTTCAACGAAAGCCTTCGTCAGAATTACTCGCTCGCCTTCACCCAGAACCATGTCCAGTGTAGCCACTGAGTCCGAGCCTAGCGTTGTGGCGTCCGTCATGCTGCCTTCCGTGAGCGGAGAGGTGAACCCAACGGGAGGGTTGCCCGTGAACGTAGAGTCAGACACAGTCAAGGTGGGCACGTTAACGTGCACGCCGTAACTACTCGGAGTAGTCATTGTGAAGTTCTTGGCACCCGAGAATGTGCTGACTGACGTAGCCAGTAATACTCCGCCCTTGTACATCTCCACGTAGCCGTCGTCGCAGTACTTGAACTTCCACTGCTCTGAGTCGTTAGTTATGCTTACGTCAGAGTTGTCCCAGTACGCATCTTTCTGGTTCAGATGATTAAACAAAGTGGGCCAGATACTGAAGCTCACATCCCACTCAATTGTAGAGAGAGCAAGGTCGTTAGTTGATACCAAGGCTTCGCCTGCGGCATTCAAGAACCCGGCAATCATATAGTCTGACTCAGCATGAGACCAGGTGATCTCTTCGCCGGGGCTGACCTGAGTGTCGTACTGCAGCACTGAATGTTCTTGGTGGAATATGGTGCTGGGTGCTAGGGTGTTGCCCTGATGAACGGTCCAGCCAGGGATGACTGAGATTGCTACGTTGTCCTCCACGGTGAAATCGAAAGTCTGAGTGTTAGACCCGTAGTTGTTGGTTCTAGTTACGGATACCGGATACACAGTGTCAGCGGAAACGTAAGGGACGTTGCCCGTGATGTTCCCACCAGACATTGCCAGTCCGCCAGGCAGACCCGTCACCGTAGCGACTATGTCTTGTGGCAACAGTTGTACGTTGACTGAGGTNCCTTCACTTTCCACGATGTCAGGCAAGGTCAGGTCAGAGGGGGCGTACAGGTGGTCCGCAGTTGGTTGGTATCTCAGTGTAAGTGACACCTCCACCATTCGTGGGGGCAGAAACAGCATCTACTGAGAAGTTCGTATCTGGAGACTTCCACGTTGTGAAAGTAGGCTCATCCACGTAGATCTGGTCGGAAGAAGTACCCGCACCGCCTTCAGCTGAGTCTACGAAATTGGCTTCCTCTGCAGTAGCGAACAGTGGGTAATGGAAAACACCATCGGGTGATTCGATGTACCTGTAGTTCAGTACTGGAGCAGCGGCGTCCGTCGCGAAACGTAGTGGGATTTCCACCAGCTGGCCTGA